AGCAATGAAGACACATAAAAAGGACGGCTTTGTTGAGATCGAAAATGTTATGGGTTATGATTCATATTTCATCTTAAGCCCAGATGTTAAGATCGAAGATGAAGAATTCACATATAACTCAAAAGACGAGATCTCAACATCTCGGAAGGCTCAGACAGCTCTTGCCAAGGAATTCTCTAAACACAATGTCGAGTCTAAGAAAAACCGAGTTCTAATGAGTCGAATCGCCATGAAAGTGGCTTAACCCGAAGTGAAAAGAGACCCGAACCCCTTAACTATCAATGACTTATGACTTTTACAACCACAACCAAAACCGAGTCATAAGTCATTGATAATCAAACAGATAAGACCATTGACAGATCCTCTAAAATAGGATATAATATACATATAAGATTGAGAAAGACCAAATATACTATGAAAACTATGCTAAACACAACTGAAATCACCCGCCTCCACACTGAATTTTCCAACACCTCTGATGGTGTTCGAATCGGTGAAATTACTGATCGTGCCGAAATGATCGGCTTGCCTCGAAAGTCAGCATATAAGACAGTGAAGAATATCTTCATTACTGGGGCCAAACGTGGGTTATACCACTTCCCTGCTGCCAATGTGACAGTCGAAAGTGCTCCGGCTCCAGCCGCTGCTCCTGCTCATGCTCCAGCCGAGACATTCAAGAATGCAATGTCCGTGTCCTCAATTTCCGATGACGAGATTTATATCCCGGCTATCGACCCGACATTTGTGAAGTGGGGTGAATACAAGACTGTGTTTAAGGCTCTTGAGTCTAAACTGTTTTTTCCTCTTTATATCTCAGGCATGTCTGGCAATGGTAAGACGTTCATGGTTGAACAGGCTTGTGCCAAAGCCAAGCGTGAATATGTCCGAGTGCAAATCTCACCCGAGACTGACGAGGATGATTTGATCGGAGGTTTTCGACTGATCAATGGCGAAACTGTTTTCCAAAAGGGACCAGTGATGAAAGCCATGGAACGTGGATGTGTTCTTCTCATTGATGAGATTGACCGTGCTACTAATAAGATCATGTGCCTCCAAGGTGTGCTTGAAGGTAATCCAGTTCTTCTAAAGAAGACTGGCGAAGTGATCGTCCCAGCTCCCGGTTTCACCGTGATCGCCACAGCAAATACTAAGGGTCGCGGCTCCGATGATGGACGCTATTCGGCTGCCACCATTATCGATGATGCTTTCCTTGAGCGATTTGTAGCCACGATCGACCAAACATATCCGTCTCCATCCATTGAAACAAAAATCTTGGCTAAGCACGCCATCAAATATGATGTCGATGATAAAACTTTCATTGAGAAACTTATCGCCTGGGCATCTGTGATTCGCAAAACCTTCGATGAAGATGCTATCGATGATGTTATTTCCACACGTCGACTATGTCACATCGTGAAATGCTTTTCGATCTTTTCTGATCGCATCAAGGCTATCGAACTCTGTGTCAATCGATTCGATGAAGAAACTCGCTCAGCCTTTCTTGACCTTTATACTAAAATTGATGAGTCAACTCCAACAATGGAGGAACTCATGAACGGCACCGATACTACCGCCGACGAAGAATAAGTGTATCCATAGACGTAATAAGTCAAACTCAATCGGGCGCCCTTCTTTGGTCGGAGGGGTGCCCATAATTTTAAAAAAACCTAAGTGAAAAAATCTAATACAAATAACAAAACCGCAGGAGTGAAATATGATAATGGGAAACCAGAATATGGATTGCTACCCGCCAATGCGCTCGAAGAGGTCGTGAAAGTTCTGACTTTCGGCGCTAATAAATATGATCGTGATAATTGGAAGAAGCTTGATAATCTAAAATCAAGATACTTCGATGCTTCTCAAAGACACTCTTGGGCTGTTAAACGTGGTGAGGATGAAGACCCAGAGTCTGGTTATCATCACGTTGCACATTCTATAGCATGTTTGCTTTTTTATCTTGAAAGTGAGCTGAATTCTGATATACTACTAAATGATGAAACTAAATAATAAAACAATCGATATCCTCCGAAACTTCGGAATGATTCAACCTAACCTCGTAGTTGAGTCTGGCTCAACTATTTCCACACTGGCGGAAGCAAAGCATATTATGGCTGAAGCTCAGATCGATGAAACATTCGATTCTGGTTTTGGAATCTATGATCTAAATGAATTCCTTTCTGCGCACTCTCTTCTAGAAGGCCCAGAACTTGATTTTGCTGAAAGTCATGTCATTCTTAAGTCAGGTAACGCTAAGGTAAAATACCACTTTGCCGATACCGAGATTCTTACTAAGAAGACTCAAGCGATTCAGATGCCTCCTGCTGATTTGTCTTTCACATTCACAGAAGCAAATATTAATAATATTCGTAAGGCAGCTTCAAGCCTTAATTTAGATTCTCCAACACTATCACTAATTGTTGAAGATGGTAATATTGTAGCCCGAGTCCTTTGTACTCAAAATCCATCTTCCAATAGCTATTCATTGGTCATTGGTAAATATGATGGAGATGATACAGAAGCAGATTATCGATTCAACATTGATAACTTGAAACTTATTAGTGGTGACTATAATGTGGATATCACCAACAAACTAATTTCCAACTGGAAACACGAAACAGTAAGTGTGCAATACTGGATTGCGCTTGATAAAACATCAACAGTATAATAATATGAGTGAAGAAAACCAAACAGAAACAGAAGCAGTAAAACCAGATGTCAGCCTCAACGATTTTATCGTGATGGTTAAGTTGATTGACATCTGCTCAAAACGTGGAGCATTCGAAGGCCCCGAATTAAAAGATGTTGGTACTCTTCGAGGCCGACTATCAGAGTTTGTTGAATATCACAAACCCGAAGAGTCAGAGCCAGAGGCAGAAGAAGAGCCAAGCGCCGAAGAAGAATAAATGATACTATGGTGGGTGTTTGAGTGATATCAGACACCCACCATCTTAATCTTGACCCGCCAAACTTATTACTATATTATACATTATATGAAAGAAAATTTACTATGGGTGGAGAAATACAGACCTCAAAAGATTGAGGATTGCGTTCTACCACAAAAACTGAAAAAGACATTTACCGAGTTTGTTAAGAATTCCGATATTCCTAATATCATCCTAGCTGGTCCCGCAGGGACTGGAAAGACTACAATCGCCAGAGCATTGTGTAATGAATTAGGACTTGACTGTCTGCTCGTTAATGCCTCGGAGGAAAGTGGTATCGACACCCTTCGCAATAAAATTAAGCAGTTTGCTTCTTCAATGTCACTTGATATGGAAAAGAAGTATAAAGTGGTTATTCTCGATGAGGCTGATTATCTAAATGCGCAATCTACACAACCTGCGCTACGAGGATTCATTGAAGAGTTTTCTGGTAACTGCCGATTTATTCTTACGTGTAATTTCAAGAATCGTATTATTGAGCCACTCCATTCTCGATGCACAGTGATTGATTTCAACGAAGTGAAAATCAATGACCCCAAACTGGCTTCGCTCTTTATGAAGCGATTGCAATTCATCTTGAAAGATCAAGGCATTGAATTCAATAATCAGGCTATTGCCAATCTCATTATGAAACATGCTCCAGACTGGCGCCGTGTTATCAATGAGTGTCAACGTTACTCATCGTCTGGCTCACTCTCTCCAGAGATTGTTACTACAGGTGAGAATGAGATCAAGGAGTTGGTAAAGTATCTAAAAGATCGTGACTTTCGGCAGATGCGAGCTTGGGCAGCAGCAAACTCTGACATTGATTCTTCGGTAGTCTTTCGACGGATTTATGATTCAGCATATGACATCCTTGAATCTCAATCGATTCCACCCGCGATTCTAATCTTGGCTGACTATCAATATAAAGCAGCATTCGTAAGTGACCGAGAATTGAATATGGTTGCGTGTTTAACAGAACTCATGTCCAGCGCAAAGTGGAAATAATTATATGAGTAAATTATCCCCGTTTGATTTCTTAGGTTCAATCAACGAGAAGAAAGGTTATCTCTTCACTGACTGTCAATCTGATAGCAGTGGAGAGGCAGCCCAATTAGATTCTGTTGATCGTCAATATCCTCCGTTCATGGTGAATCGTGGACTATCATATTTCGTTGACACAGTAATGCTGTCGAATGAGATGAATCAAAGATTCGGTCTTGCAAATAAGATGCAATATGATTTCTTATATCACGGCGTTAGAAAGAAGCGCAGGTTCTCTAAATGGCACAAGAAGGAAAAAGATACAAAGGATATTGAATTGATCAAGGAGGCATATTCATATAATCGTGAAAGAGCCGAAGAGGTTTATGACATGATTGATATCAAACAACTTCGCAAAGATATGGATAAGGGTGGTATGAAAAAAAGATAATGTATAAATACATTCATAAGATAAACAAATAATACTATGAATGAAGATGACATTATAAAATGGACACACGATGATATGCTTGAGGTTCTCTTATCAGAGCCTGATGACTTTCTTAAAATTAAAGAAACACTTACACGAATTGGTGTTTCATCAAAGAAGGATCATAATACACTATATCAAAGTTGTCATATATTACATAAACAGGGACGATATTTCATCGTACACTTTAAAGAACTCTTTATGCTTGATGGTAAACCATCGAACTTCACAAGAGATGATTTGAGTCGCAGGAA